AGTCAACCAGCAAAAAAACATCCGGCTTGTTGGGAGGGTTTGACTTCCAGCCTGTTTTTTCGGAACAGACATTAAGCCGAAGTGAGCCAAAGGAAGAAGAAGTAAGCCAAACGAAGCCGAATAATGCCGAACAAGCACAGATTAAGCCCAGTGAAGCCACAGACAGCCATGCACAGCCGAGTGAAGCAGAATTAAGCAGTATTAAGCCGAAGCAAGCCAAAGACAGAGAAACACAGCCAAACAATGCCGTAGTAAGTGAAAGTAAGCCGAAGAAGCTGAAACAGGCGAAAGAAGTTCAACGTCTTATCGAACAGGGCGATATTCCCGGTGCACTAGCAGAAGCTGGCTTGAAAAAGAAAAAAATCCCGATGCCGGAATCGCATCAGGGCGTTGCAAGCGGTGACGGCAAGCGTTCTAAGCGCATTACCATCCTTATGAGCGAGGAGGAACGCAAGTACATCAACCGTGAAGCCAGACGACACGGAATGACAATTGGACAGTTCGTGTACGCTTTGGCTGCTGCGGCGGCAGAAGGTAAGATTGAACTGGAGGATTTCTTGGAGGATTGATGTAGATTTGGATAAATTAAACAGAAGATTGCTGAAAGAAAAGAAGAAAGAACACAAGACCACAAAATACTATCATTACAAGGATATGGACATTAAAACACCTTATTGGTTTCTATATCCGCTTCTTGTCGTTATCTATTGGGTCGAAAGATTATGTGTTACCGCCGAGAAGGTTCGCCGTAAAAAGTTGAACAAGTGGAGCGACAAGCGAACCGAACGTATTTTAAGGCACGCATTCCCGAAAGCGTGTACAGTGAATACTTCGGATAATAGCTTTTACATCACTTGCCGAGATAATGCGTATCTTCTTCACTGGTCGGTTTGGAGTAAGCCATGGGACTGGTATTACTGCAACCTCTACAACGTTGATATTCTGAACTATCTCGCATGGAACTTTGAAATGCCTGGATATGTAAAAACAGTCGAAGAAGAAGAAAGCTATCCCAATAACTGGATTACTGTTATATTCAAAAAAGATAACAGTTAAAATCAAACAACCCCCTGCAAAGCCGATAAAGCCATGCAGGGGGTTGTTTTTATTTATCTGTCACGCAGTCCCAGTAGGCATACGCCTTGCCGTCCACAGCGTCCGTGTCATCAAGGAACGCTTTTGCCATGTCAGCGTAGAAGCCCGGAGTGTCAACGGACTGGCGTTTTGCCACCTGACAATAATCCGAGTACATCATGTTCATGACAGCCCAGAAATCATTCGGATCACAGGTGATATTCCGCTGTTTGGCAACGTCCTGTGTCTGTTCCAGCGTCCAGTGGCAGCCCTTTGTGCCGTCAGCATTCACCATGCTGTCGCACCATTCCTCCGCTTCATCGTGGGTGAGGTGCTTGCGCGGCATCTTGATGGAACGGCTGTCCGCACCGCCATGCTCATACTGCCCAGACCGCTTGTCCCAGTCTCCGTTCTGCGAGAAGCCAATTTGCGGCATCTTGCGCCCATACTCTACGTCAGGGTAGCGGGGGATAGGGTAGGGGTCAATGTAGCGGTTCTCCTCCTGCGGATAGTAAGGGTAACGGTCGTTGCCATCTTCCAGCTTGCGCAGACGGCGTTCTAGCTCACGCTCCCTGCGGTCACGCTCTTCCTCAAGGCGGTCACGCTCCGGCTCGCGGTCTTTGTCGTGGTCGCGGAGCATCATCATGCGGCGAAAATTAGTCTTGCCCATAATCTAACACCTCCTCAAGAAATAGACGCAGGCGCACCGGCGTGGGAGCGGCAGAAGCAGCCAAGATACTTAAACGTGCCGGTGCCGGTTGCAGACGTTGCCACACGAGTAGCATAGCGGGTGCGGGTGTGGATGCTCTCGGCGGTCGCCTGAGCGCAGTTGCAGTCGGTCAGAGGGTATGCGGTCGTGCCTGCACCTATGGTAATGACCACAGGGGCGTTGATGGTGGTCGTGTCCGGCAAGCTCTGGGCAACAACAATGCAATATTTTTCGCCCGCTGCGTAAGACCCGGCAGGGATGTTAATGGTCAGCGTGTCGTTGGCGAACGTGACTGCCTGGCTGATGACCAAGTGCGGGCAGAGTTTGCAGCTTGTTTTGCAAGCCATAGTGTTTTCCTCCTATAAAATCAGGGGCAGAGGTGTCTTACCCCTGCCCCGATGGTTCACCCGGTGTTATCGGGGAGTGTGTAGGTTAGCAGCCGCAGCAGCAGTTCACGCCCACGTTAGGGTTTGCCACCTGATAAGCGGGAATCGGACGAGGATTGACCCGATTAAGGATGGTATCGGTCTGCTGGGACATCACAGTGGTCAGAAGCGCATTCTGACGATCCTGAGAAGCGGCGAACTTCAGGTTCTGATTCTCAGCGGTCAGAGTGGCAATCTTATCCTGCGTGAAGTAGTCCATCATGCTGCGGAAATTGGCGTTGCAGTTGTCCACGATGGCACGGGCGTTGTCTGCGATAGCCTGACGGGTAGCGCAGTCCTGCTGTGCAATGGTGTACTTCAGGTCGCCGATGAGCTGCTTGTTCTCGCAGCAGCAAGATGCCAGCTGCGTGGAAAGTGCGGTCTGACCCGCCTGCCGTGCGTTGCCCTCCTGCATGATGGCGAGGCTGATGGCGTTGTCGCCGTTGGACACGCTGCGTTCCAGACCGTTCACGAGCTGTGCGTTCTGGTAGCCGAGCTGACAGATGGCGCTATTCACGCCCGCAAAGCCGTTTGCGATGTTGGCGTTCACGCCGTTCATCTGCACCAGCTGGTCATAGCCCAGAGAGCAGATGCCGCTTTGGATGCCAGCCAGAGAACGGGAAGTGTCCTGCTGGTAGAAGCCCTCCGACAGCGCCGCACGAGTATCTGCACCGCCCTGACCGGTTGCGCCAGTGCCGACCAGATAGGGGATGTAGCTGTTCATGCCGTTGTCACCACCGTTTCGACCGTAGCCGTTTGTACCCCAGCCGAAGATGATGGCGAGGATAATAACCGCCCACAGGCCTTCGTTGCCGAAGAAGCCGCCGTTGTTATTACCGCCGTCCTGCCCAGCCAGATAGCCAGTTGCAAAATCGTCCATAACAAAACTCCTTTCAGTTTTGCGTTATGCTATCCCACCGCCGTGTGCGGTGGGCGAAGCCAAATAAAAGCGGTTTTTATCAAGTCCGCAAAACTGAGAAGCGTTTCGCTTAGAGGGATGCGTTATCGGGGCAGCGTCAGGTTCAGGACGCTTGCCAGCTGGTTCAGGTCAATGCCACGCTCTTTGGCGAGGTTCTGTGCCATCATCCTGAGCTGCGTTTCGTTCTTGCCCTGAATCAAGTTCAAACCCTGCATGATGGGGGCATTCTGCCCGCTTAACTGCTGGATAAGCCCCATAGGGTTCTGCCCGGCACGAGCAAGGTTTGCAAGCTGCATGATGGGGCTGTGCGTAATCACATCAAACGGAGAGGACATTGTTATTCTCCTTTCTTTGCTGTGGCAGTAGGCTTGGAAAAGCTCTTCTGCCACTTTTCCAGTTCATCCAGCCTGTGGACGAGGGCGTTATACTCCTCAATAGGCACATACTGCTGTGTCGGTGCAGCAGTCTGCTGTGCCTGTTGCGCTTGTATCTGCCGCCATGCTTCCGGGCTATAGAACTCCTGCACATAGGATTCGCAGGTGTCCGGGTTCAGCCGCTTGCAGTAGATTACACCGCTGCGCAGGTCGGGGCAGTAGGTCGGTCTGCCGTACAGGTCAGACGGTATCGCCAAAAACTCTTCTCTGCTGGAAACAGGTCTACCAAGCAACCAACCTCCGTCTTGTGCCGACTGCTGAACAGGCTGCTGCCCATTCATCGGCTGCGGACGCTGCGGCTGTACCTGTTGCATCTGCGTATTTGGCAGGGGAGTGGCAAGTCCTACTGTACCCATGCCGCCGTAAGGATTGACAGGCTGTTGCGGAACATAGGGCGCTCCGGGTGTTGGGTAATAGCTCATGGTTCATCCCTCCTATTGCTTTCAGTGTACCGAACTGGCAGAAAGTAAGAGACAACGAAGGTACAACGAAGGACAAAAAGATTGATTAGAACTTGATTAAAGATTAATTTGAACTAATACAACTGATACAAAATAGACAAAAAAGCAAGGCATAGTTTGGTGGCTATGCCTGTATCAACTGTATTAGTTTTGTGGTATAATCAGTACAACAAAAAACGAACGGAGGAAACGAATATGGAAAACAACACCATCCGCAATCTCGGCAAGCTGTACCACTTACTGGACGAAGCCTGCACCCCTGACCATGTAAATCAGGCAGACCTTGACAACGCAACGAGATTCCCTGTGCGTGGCGTAACGATGAAGATTACGCTGGCGCACAAGATCCATAAAATGACCCCGGAACTTGACAATGCCTGCTCCTACGTCCTGAAGGACGTTGACATTGAGGATGCAGAGAAAAGCTATTCGCTCAAGGCGTTGCCGATGGAACAGCAAGGGTTGTTCATGATTGGGTATAACTCGCCCGATTACAAGACGCTTGGCGTGTCTGCCGTCAAAATCAAGGCCGCCAGAGAAAGCGCAGGATTAACCATCCGGGCCTTGGCAGAAAAAACCGGGCTGTCCACTGCAACCATTCAACATGCAGAGTCCGGCAAGGCAGTCTCAAGAGTGTCTACCCTCGAAAAGATCGCAGCCGCTTGCGGCGTTACCATCGCTGATTTGCAGGGGTGAGCCGCATGATATAGCTGCTATGTGAATATCGAGCAGTTTCCGGGCGATTGCATCCTCCATGCGTGGAGTATATTCCCGGAAACGCCTGGTACGAAGTTATAAGGGATGGAGACTTGCCGGGCTTCCATGTCCCAAAAAATAAAAAATCCCCCGATGCTCCAAACGGAACACCGGGGGTTTCAAATATCCGCCCTAATGCGCTTCTTCGAGAGGCCGGGAGGATTTGTTGATGTTATTATACCACAATTCATGCAAAAAGAAAAGCCAGCGGGTAAACGTTCTTCCGCTGGCTCTCTGTACACATTTCTCCGAAGTGTGTGTACTCTACTTCGGACGGTATAAACAGTATATCACACATTCAGCATTTTTTCAATGCCTTTCAGCCGGTAGCCTATCGCTGTCCTGCTGTAATGTGTCTGTGCTGCAATATCTGGCAGCGGAAGCCGCTCAACGTACCGCAGTAAGGCTATCTTACGGTCTACCCTCCCAAGCGGTGCGTTTTTGATGGCGGCAATCATCCTCTGTCGGTCGAGTCCTTGCAGCGCAGCGGGCAGCACTACGCGAGCCGCCGCCACGGGCAGCACCGAGCCAGAAGGGCTGCGGCAGCTGTCCGGCGTTGCGCACCATTATGGTGATGTTACCGAGATGGTATGTTTTCGTGAGGTCACGAAAACGTCCGTATGCTGCGTACATTTTGTTGGTGTCAACAAAATGCTCGTATGTAGTGCTTGCCATGATATCCTCCTTACTGCTTTTGCAGCGCCGCTTTCATGCGATCAAAGAAAAACTGGATCACCCGTCCGATGGTCTCATCGGTGATGGCCCAGCTGATGAGCCTGCCGTATTTGCTGGCGCTCAGAGCGGCCCGGAGCATCTTGACGACCCACGCCTTGCGCTCTGCGCCCCGCTTTGTACCCTGTATCTCGTGCTCGGCCCGCTCGATGAGGTCAAGCACCAGAGGCTTTACCGCTGCACCATAGCCCAGCCGGATGCAGCCAAGGGCGTAGAAAATAAAGCCGCCCAGCATCAGCACAGCCGCCACCGGGGCGGGGATAAGGTCAAAAAGCTTAGTTGCCAGTGCTCCCATGATTGGTCACTCCTTTTAACAGATAGTTGTCGATGTCGGCGCGGCTCTTCTGCATCCCCTCGCGGTTGTTGCCGGAGAGCTGCGCGTCCAGCAGATTGCGCACCCCGTCGAGGGTCAGACGGCTCACCTCGTCGATTTCGTCAAAGCGGCGCTGGTCACGGGCAAGGGCTTGTGTGTGCTGAAGCTGGCCCTGCTCCAAGGTGCCGATGCGCTTGTCCATCTCATCCAGCCGCTTGTTCTGCACGTTGTCCGGCTCCTGCGCCTTTTTGATGTACTTGTGGATGATTTCCAGCACCTTGTCGATGGTGATGGCTGCAGCGCACAGGCTGCCCAGGATTCCCAGTACCCACAGCAAAGCTTCTTTTTCGCTCATGCGCCCTCCCGGAGACGGGTCAGACCCTTCTTGCGGATGATTTTGGGGTAGTTAATGGTGGTGACGTTGAGGTCTACGTTGCCCGTGATGCCAGGCACGCTGCCCTTGCTGGTGTGCTGGTGAGCGTTGTAGTTAAACGTCACGTTGGGCGTTTTGCCGGTGTAGTCGGCAAGCCAGACGTCCCACCGAGAGGACAGCCGAGCCATGTCCAGCTCATACTTGTAACCGGTGTAGGTGTAGAGCTGGGCGTAAAAGCCCATCTTCTCCACCTGTTCCAGCGCGTAAGCGGTAAGATTGGACAGGTCAAGCGTGGACAGCTGCTTGAGCTTGTTTTCCTCCACGTCCACGCAAACGGGGAGAGAAAACTCCTTGCCGTAGACCGCCTGCCGCAGCAGGGCAAGCTCTGCATCAGCCATCGCCTCGCTGGTGGCGTAGGTGTAGTAGTAGACGCCCACGTCCAGCCCGGCAGCCCGGGCGTTGCGGTAGTTGGTCTCAAAGGTCGGGTCGATATACAGGCCGTCTGCCCGCTTGGAGAGCTTGTGATTGGTGCTCACGGTCTTGAGCATCGCTCCCTTGTAGCCCGCCGCTGCCACCTGCGCCCAGTCGATAAGGCCCTGATACCGGCTCACGTCCACAAAGCGATAGGGTGGCGCACCGGTCCAGCCGGTGACAGCCTCTGCCCGGGGGGGTTCAGGAGGCTCCGGTGCGGGCGTCGCCTCTTCGGCGTCCTGCTTGTCCCCCGGGCCAAAGATGGCCCGCACCAGCTTTTCCAGAAATTCCAGCAGCTTACCCATCGTAGTCCTCCCCCGTGATTTCCTTGTACTGCTCTGCGGCGATCTCGCCCTCGGCCACCCGTTTGGCCAGCTCCCGCTTGACCCCTGCGCGGCGGCTTGCGGGCATCTCTGCCCATTCCTTGGTACCGGCGACCAGTCTGTTTGCCCAAATTTTATCCATTTTGAAGTCCTCCTTACTTGTTGACGGCGGCATCCAGCTCGCACAGCGAGTCCTCGATAGTCGCCAGCCGCTCTTCCGATGCCATGTCCTGCTCACACAGGGCGTCCTCAATGGCGGCCACCTGCTCCGGGAGCTTCCGCAGCTTCTCTCTTTCGGCCTGCTTCTTATGCTGCTCCTTCAGGCTCTGCTTGTTGTAGTATACGCTCATCCGATCACACCTCCGATCATGGTCAGGGTTCCTCCGGTACCGCTTTCGCCCCGGGTAATCGTCACCTTGTAGTTGAATGCCCAGCCCCGGGCGGCGGTCTTGTTGGTAAAGACGTGATGTACAAAGGCCCGGCTCTCGCCGCGCTGGATGTCCGTCACGGTCTCCCACACGGGGCTGTCATCCAGTCCGTTATTGGTCATCTCCACGGTCATGCTCATGTCTGCCGGGAAACTGCCCTCCAGTGTCAGCGCAGCCACGGTGATGGTGTCGTCCGCCGTCAGGGGCGCGGTCAGGCTCACCCGTGTATCGGTGATATTTTTGGTAAAGGTAGCGGTCCAGTCTGTCGAGACAGTGCCGTCACTCGCCGTAAGGGTCAGAGTGTGGGCTCCGTTCAGCAGCTGAGTGTAACCTTCCTTTTCATTGAGCCAGTCCACGGTCAGGGCAGTTTCCGAGGGTACCTCTGTCCGGGTCTGCTTTACCTCTCCGTCCAGCTTCTCCGTCACCGTCATGAGGTCGCCGTCTTTGTCCGTCACGGTGTACCCAACCGTAAAGGGTGCGTTGTGCTCTCCCAGCTCTGCCCCGCTGGCTCCTGCATCGCTGGTCACTTCGGGGGCGCGGTTTCCGAGCACTATGCCATCATCAGACACCAAGCGAGCAGAGGGCAAAATCAAAGCGGGGCGAATACCGTACGAGTATGTGCAGTCGTTGGCTTGCCAGCTGCCATCGATGTCACTGTACAGCGCGCGCCTGTAGGTGTATGAGTTGAGGCAGAGCGGAGAGCGGAGCCACCAGATGAAGGCAGAACCGTTATAATAGGCAACACGCTCGGGACACCTAGCATTGTTTTCACAGCCCTTGAAATAGGTCAGCTCTGCGCCCTCGCGGATCGGCGCATAATTAGTTAGTTTCGTTTCGGTCCCACTGAGCAGGAAGATCTTCGCTAACAGGCCATTCGAGCCGCCGGTAACGTCCATAGACGTGCCGCTACCCTTGCGATACGGGATCTTTACCTGCTTGATTTCCTTGCGGATGTCCGCATCGATCAGATTGAAGAACGTGCTGTTCAGGTAGGAGTGGATATAGCTATTTGCATAGTCGTTTATATTCGAGGTATGCCAATAGCTGTTTTCGTAGATGTCTTTCATTAGCACCCACGTTCCGTCACAGCTCGAATCATAGATCGTGGAGTCAGGGTTGCCCTGATGCACAATGATGAAATCCTTGGCCGTGCCATTCACCTTGATCTTTACGGTGCTGCCCACCGCCATATCACCAAGTCTTGTTTCCATGGGCTATCCTCCTTAAAAATCCACCCTCGACGCCGCCTTGTTCCACACGCCCGTCAGCTCTACGCCGTCAAGCGTATCAAATGCCGAGACAAAACTGATACCGTTTACATCTGTGCCATGCACCATCTCCAACAGTTTGATGCGCACGCCGGTGGCCGCAGCGTCCGCCGCTGCGTTTGCCACCGTGAGGGTCTTGTCGGTCTCGATTTTGATAGCGTTGATGCGGTCGCCGGTGGCTTTGGCGTCTGCGGGAGCGCCCGAGATGGTGAGGGTGGGGTCGGTACTCACTACAGCAGCCGCCTTGTCGGCGCTTTTTTTCGCTTCTTCTGCGGATGAGGCCGCAGCGTCTCTGCTTGCGGTTGCAGAGTTTGCGGCTAACTCAGCAGCGTCTTTTGCGGTTGACGCAACGGTTGCGGCGGCCTCCGCCTTTTCCTTTGCAATGTCAGCCCCTGCAACATCACTCAAAGTGTTGAGGGTGTCGGCGTTCATTGGAGTACCCTCGACAACAGGTTCATCATTACGAATCAAAGTGATGATTTCTGATGTGCCATCAGATTTCATCATAGTCCAACGCCCGGGATATTTTGCTTTTCGGTCAACAAAATGCATAATAGGGTTCACCTCCGCATATTGTATCTGAACAATAAAGTAAATGGTCCTTTGCCATCGCTTCAATGTCAGACAAAACTTTTTCTATTTGGTTGATAACCGCAAAATGATAACTCAGCGCCTCGGGAACTCCTGGGGTAGAACTTTTGCCGCTGCATTTGGAGCGAATGGCTTTCACGTTATCAATCCACCGAGTGGCATCCGCAATGGTCAGATAATCATTGATTGTCCAACCAGCTTCCACAGGCACAGTTAAACCGATTGTTCCTGAAAAAATAAGCTTGCTGTCGTCGCCGTAATAAGCGCTTCCATTTGTAATGTTGACGTAGTCGTTTGCGACGACCCATGAGGGCTCGACAGAGGGCGGGTAGAAGTTGTTGGAGGCGGCGAAATAGAGCTGGTATTCGACACCCTTTTCCAGCGGGAAATCGCCCATGTCCAACACCACGTCGTTGTAGCCGCGGATAATGTCGATGAACTTATCCACTAGGGCGGTCGTGGAGCCGTACTTGCGCAGAACGGTGCGCATCGTACCCGGCACATAGCCTTTGACGCGGAACTCCAGCGAGCGGAGCCGCAGGCCCGCTTTCTTGGCCGTCAGCGGCATAAAGAACTCGTATTTGGCGGGATAAGCGTCCCATGCAGGAATGTCGCCGCTTTCATTTTTCGCAGTAACAACTTGAATGTTTTGCTGTACAATCCTTGCAGAATAAGATGCGCCAACGATTTCAGCAAGTTCTTTGATTCCGTTTTCAATGCGGTTGTAATCGGTGTAGCTGAGCGCACCTTTCATGCCAGAAGCCCATTCTTGCTGCTCCTCTTCTGTCCATGTGCCGGTTCTGGCTTTGGCTGTTAGCTCTTTTACCCGGTCAACATCAGCTTGCGTTCGGTCTGTAATCCACGTTGCCATATTTCACCTCTTAAAAAATCAGTTTGCCGTCAGCGTCAATAGCAAGAGACTTTGGGACGGTAAATGCAGGGTGAACAACATTATCGTACTTACGAGGGGTTTCATCATTGGTGGCGTAGGAAATTGTCTCTGCATTGGTATTCACTTGTAACGTAGAATCATACACGGCGTATGCATTTACAAGTTTGCTGACCAACAGAGGCCGCCAGTACTTGTTGGCGCTTGAACTTGTGCCAGCAATATCACGAAGCATCTGAAGCGAGTACAGGTAAGGAGTTCTCGTCCAAATAGATCGTCCTCTGCTGGAGCCCTCCATGTCAGAGGCAAGCATCGTTTTCAGGATTCCAGATGCATTTTGCAGGGGAGTGCCCTCGTTGTGCTTATAGCTCGGGCTGCTAGTTGTCCAATTCGGAGCATCAGAGCCTTCCGTGTCGTATCCAAACTCGTGGTGAGAAAGCAGAAAAATGCTTTTTGCCATCGTAGTCACTTTGCTACTGCCAGAATTGCAATAAGAGTCAGAAAAACCGGGAGTATAATAGATAGTCGTCTTGTCGATAGCTTGCTTCTGGGCGGAGCTGAACGAGTTGAAGTACTCTCCGTTGAGCCAGCTGTTTACGCTGCTGCTGGCGTAAGTAGACCATGTAGAGCTCCAAGCCATGATAGCCGCGTAGTGTTTTCGAACCAGAAGAGTTCGCCCGACTCCATTCAGCTCGCTTTCGTAGTCATGCTTTGCAACGATGAACTCGGCCACGTTGCCACCCTCATTCATAAGAACGGTGCTGCCTTCCGCAACATCAAACAGATTGTAAGACGCCGTAGCGAAGGAGCATTCTGCGGAGACGCCGCCTGCTGAAGCTGTGACAACAGCCTTGCCCGGAGAGTTCCACTTGACTTGGCAGGTAGATTTTCCTTCTGCATTCGTCAGAACGTGAAGGGAGACGATTCCTTCGGGAGAAGCTGCCCAGTTGATTTTAGGAGAGTCAATAGAAGCAGGGGAGAGGGTAGCAGACAAAATAACGGACTCGCCCCAGCCAAGCTGTTCGCTGGTATGGTCAAGAGACATAGCCTGAGCATCTGCCATCATGTACCCCTCTACAGTACCTTTGAAACACCCATTGAAAGTGTACTTTACATTGGTCGCCAGCAAGACAGCATCGTAATTGAACTGATGGTGAATCTTTACCATATCAAGAGCATCAATAGTAGGGCTTGCCCGATATGTGAGAGAAGCCTTGCGGCGGTTGGAAAGGACTCCATAAGACTCTGTAAGGGCATTCCTGGATTTTGCAAGGATGTCCTTTGTGAGCATAACATTGCTCAAAGTCTGGCTGACGCCTTTTCCCGAAGGGCTTTCGGGATAAGCGTAGGTAACGCCACCTGCGGTGGTCACCACGTTGAGCATATTTTGAGCAAAGGTGATTTCCGGCCAAGAATAATTGTTCAGTACTGGAATGTCCAACACGGGATTGGATGTATCGGCTCCGTAGACTCTGTTAATTTTTATCACGCCATCACGAGTCTGGTACAAAGCCATTCCAGCAGCGTTTGCCGCAAGCTGCAAAATATCGGAATTGTGATAAGTAGACTCATCGCTTGTAATGTCGGTGGAGTAATCTTTCAGTTCATCCGAAATATCGAAGGTAATTTCATCCGCTTCCAACAGCTCCAAGGCATCGTAGCACATCTCATAGAGCGTGCCGTATTTTCTTCCGGTGTACTTCGTGCTGGATAGATACAGGAAAGCGTCTCGCGCCTGAAAGGACGCCTCAATACTGTTGGCAGGGACGCTCCACTCCGACAGGAAGAACATTCCTCCGCTCACCCATTCAGTCTTTCCATCAACATCCATTCCATAACGAACGGTGACAGGCTGGCGCTCATAGATGTACTTGTAAATCCCTTGAGGGTTTACGGAGTCCCATGCGCGGTCACTGTTGTCTAAACTAAAGGAAATCGACTCCTGAGAAAGCTGCCCGGAGATAGGGTCTCTTGCAGAAGAATGGCTGTAGGACAAGATTTTGGTCTTGTCAAACACCAGATACCTTCCGATTTTCACTTGCTCGACCCTTACTCTTCGGTCGGGGAGACACCACTTCAGCACCTCTAGCTCTACAGCATCAAACCCGGAAAGTTCTACTTCAACGTCAGAACGAATGGATTTGTTTCCGTTCACAGTCACGGTTTTCAGCTTTTTGGCTCCAAGATATGCGCTGACCGAAAAATCTGTAGCGTATTCGTTAAACGCTGTAGACCAGCAAATTGAAACACCGGGAATCGAAGATTTGTTTTCGCTCGGAAGCTCAAGCCGAATAACAGGGTGACTTGAATCGTCAAAAATCTCGGCGCTCAAAAAACCAGTAGTTCCATACGGAGGAGAAGAAGGAACGATGCTACAGCTTCCATCAAGAACAGTGAGATTGGGCTCTCCTGTGGAATATCTCGAAATGGAAGCGTTATCAGAAAGCGCAATATTGTGAAAGGTGGAGAACGGGGCCGCCGATGACGTGACGATGGTAGCCTTTTTGTTGATGCCAGGTTCAGTAATTCCACAGGTAATCTCTACAAAAGATTCCGGGACGAGCGTTTCGTTAAATTTTTCTTTCCACTTATCGGAGACTTCAACCATGTGTCATACCTCCACAAGAGAAAGTTTGCACCCCGTCCATCCCATCACGCCACCGGTTTTCGGCCCTCTACGCCACATTCCGCCGGTGCGGTCGGAGACGTACATCTGACGGGTGGTATAACCGGCTGTGGCTTGGTTATAGAATTTAACAGTGCAGTAAAAATTCGTAGTGAAAAGACTCAAGATGTCGGCCCACTGCCGTGCGGTGAGGTAGTTCCATGACATGGAGACTTTTGCTACGTCATGTCGTACGACAGCGCCAACAACTTTACCCTGAACATTTCGCCCAGAGTCCACGATCGTGCTAGTCGTTCCCTCATAAGAGGAGGGTTCCGGCAGCTCTACGCCATTCACCGTAACCAGTGCAGGAATATTGGCCATCTGAACCATCCTTTCTTAGTAAGAGTAAACTTCAGTACCCATAATGGACATGCCACGTTCTTTCTGCGTTTTTTCAACGGAAGCAGTGAGCTGCTTGCCATCGAGGTACACTTTCACATCTCTGCCATCGGAGATTGCTTCTCCGTACCGCTGCCAGATGTCAAGAAATGCGTTATAGCAGCCATTGTACACAGCATCTCTCATCTCTTCGGAGTTTCCACTTGCGGCAGAATAGGTGCTGCTATACGAACCAGACCCATAGGTAGAGTCATAACTGGATGTGCCAGCATACTGAGAACTGTCGCTATAGTTAGAACGGCTGATACTGCCAATAATGCCTGCGATAGCAGCGGCAATCGCCACGCCGCCGGCAACCATTGCAAAGCCAGTAGGAATGCCAAGTACAGACAACGTGCCACCGATTGCTTCCAGCATGGCGGTAAAAGCGCCGCCAATCGTAGTAATCAAACCAGCTACGCCAGCAAGCATCTTCGGGAACTGGCTCAGTAATCCGCCAGACAAGCCTTTACTGATTGCAAGCGCTGCGGTCGAGAGCGGAGTCTTCGATTTAGTGAACACGCTGGTAATGTTCTCGACCATCTTTGCCGTATTTTGTGTGGCAGCGCCAAAATTCTGAGTCAGTGCGCTCACCAGATTTTTGCCAATGGTAGCGGCTGTATTCAGCAGGGAAGAAGCTTGGCTTTTCAATTCTTTGCTCAGTCTGCCAAGCAAATCGCTTGCAACGGACTTGACGCGTTTACGCTGCTCATCGCCCATAGCGCCCCAGATGGAAGCAGCAATAGTAGTGCCGACTGTTTTCCAGTCGCCACTCTGCGCGGCCTGAATGAAAGTTTGCACCGTACCGAAGAAGTTGGTTTTGAGGTTGTTGTCGAGTTCGGCCCACTTAGAGTCTAGCCCGGAAATGATTCCGTTGACGTAGCCGGTACCGCATTCGATGCCATAATCCACCACCTCTTCGCCCTTGAGCTTGGTGGCGTCTACGAGTTTATTCGTAGCATCGTTGACATAACCGAGGGAGCCAGTGATGCCGTTTGCAAGGCCTTGAACGACATAAACACCGATTTGGTGAAACACTTGCGAAGGAGAATGAATTTCAAGCGCATCTTTGAAGCCATTGACAAAGCCATCAGTGAAGCTCTTAATACCATTTGTAACGGTACTCCATGCATCTTTTAGGCCGTTGATTAGGCCATCCCAGATGAATTTTCCAAGCTTTCTCAATTTGTCAGGAAGCTTTTTGAACTCGCCGACAATAGACGAAATGATTTTTGGAACTTCAATAACAACGAAAGCTATCATGCGCTCCCGCCATTTAGAAATAACGTCAAGAGCTTTGAGAATTGCAGTCCAAATATTCCCCGGCAGTTCTTCAAAAAACTTAACAACAGACGAAACGATTTTTGGAACTTCGGTTGTTACAGTAACGATCATGTTTTCGACCCACTCCCCGATTTTGCCGACGGCAAAGCCAAGGGCATAGCCGATTTTTTCAGGAAGAGAGCTGAACCACTCGCCAATGCTACTTACGATGTTCCCAACCTTTTCAGGCAGAGAAGTCATAAAGTCAATGACAGCGTTCCACTTAGTGACAATGATTTGTTTGATGGCATCGATACGCTGCTCAAAAACATTTTCGACATAATGCATTTTAATGTCGGCTTCTGCGGCAGCATCTGTTTTTTCGCCGCTCTCTTTAGCGCCCCATTTGATACCAGCCCAGTGAAGAACAAGGCCAATACCGACACCAGCAGCGGCAACGGCCCCAGCAACAGGAAGGCTTGCACCAACAAGCAATGCAACGCCAGCACCAGCAGCACCGCCAAAAATCCCCATCAGAGCAGTGATGATGGTGTCAAGAACGGGAAATTCTTTCAGCTTTTCACCAAGCGAGAATGTAATTCCCGCAAAGGTAATAAGACCTGCAAGACCGATAGAAAGCGTTGCGGCTGTACCAGAGGCTGCTCCAAGATTGGTGAGCAGTGTGATACCAGTAATAGAACCGAATGCCGTTGTTAAAGCAGCCTGAATCCATGTGCTTGCATCGCCAAGATTGGCTTCGCCAGTACCAAGTGCATAAGTAAGACCTGCAAGGCTCGCCACAAAAGCGATGCCCATGCCAAGCGTAACGCCATCCGCGCCCATTGTGCGCCAAAGAACAAAAGAGCCAAACGCAGCAGACACCACTTCGCCTAAAAGCTCAAGAGGATTTCCACTAGATGCGTAGCCTTTTGCAAAACTGAATACTAACGATGCTTCGACAACAACTGTTGCAATCGAAAGAGCCAACTTTTGCAAATCCGTCATTTTAGAAATTGCTGTTGCAATGTTCGTCAGGAAATTGGTGATTTTCCACAATGCGAGTGCAGCAGAAATAGCGCCAATAACCGGCAGCATATCTTTGATTTTCTGCTTTATAGCGTCAATCTGCTTTGCAAACTCTTCATTGTACTGCTTGAACATATCGTAGCCGGACAGGTCTACATCGCCCAAGATGTTGCCAGCAGATGCGCCGCTGCCAGAGCCAGAGCTTCCCTGTGTGGGGTCAATGATGTTCAATTCATCAAAGCCCATCGTGTAGTCCTTGAGGGCTTTGGCGGCTTTCTTTGTCGAATCGGCTGTATTATCCATTGCGTCGCCGATACCGCCAACACTGTCAGCGCTCTTGGTGAAATCAGTGAACACGACCTTCACACCCATCAGCTTTGCCACCCATTCAACGAACTCTCGAATGAGCTGCACGGCGGCAATCAGCGGAGGAAGAATGGATTTCATGGCAGGGTAGAGCAGAGAACCAACAGACTTTGCCAACATATCAAGTTGAGCTTTCAGAATCTTAATCTGGTTCGCAGGGCTTTGGATGGTCTGCGCAAGATTACCCTGCACGTTGGCAGTCTGCTTCATAATGGCAATGTAACGCAGAACCGCCTTATCTGCCTGAGACAGACTAGAAACCTGTTTGTTAAAGCCTAAAGCAAGAAGCTCCTGCTGTAACCGTGCTTGAGACAAGTCAACGCCCAAACGGCGAATAGGCTCAATCTCGCCAGAGATTGCGGAAGACATTGCGGTAAAGGTTTCTGCAACGTCCTTGTTCCAATAGGAACCTTCGTCATAGGCAAGCTGAGTCAGGTTCTTAGACAGAACGTAAGCTTTGTCGCTGGCCAAACCAAACGAAGTACCTAAGCTCTGGATGGTGGCCATGTAGGTCATCGCTTTGGTCGGGTCAACTCCAAGCAGGCCTTGCATCTTGCTAATGAGCGTATCTGCTTCACCGCTCAAATTGCCCATAGCATTATGAAACAGGTCTGTCGCTTCGTAAAAGTCATTGAATTTCGCAACAGCTTTGCCAAGATACTCAGCAATAGCTTTCAGCGAAACCAGCTTTTTCGCAGACAGCATGAAACCATTCAGCTGGTTAGACAGGCTGAGATAGCTTTTTTTCTGTCGTTCGTTGGCAGCAGTCACACGGTTTGCCTGTGTGACCACCTTGCTCAACTGCGGCGGCAGCTTTGCAAAAGCGTTGCCAACCTTGTCAAGCTGAGATGCAAGGGGAGTAAGGGCAGCAGAAATCTTCTGACAAGAGCTTGCAAAAGAATCAAGGTCTGTTGCTTTCAGCTTGTCGGTCAGATCAGGAACTTTTCCGATCGCATTGAAAGCGCTGCCAAGAGCTTTAAGGTTTGATGCGTCCAAAATAGACAGCGGAGCCAAAGCGTTGGTGAGCTGAGTAATGCTTCCAGACATGGAGTAGAAGTCCACGCCGTTCAAGCCGGAGACTGCCGTAGGAATCTTCTTGATTGCATTTACGACCGTGTTGATGCTCTTTGTGCTTGCAGTCGTGTTGACATTGGAAATTCCATTCAAAAAGCTGGTGATTTTGTCCAGCCCAGACAGGCCAGCAGACGCCTGTTTCAGCGCAGAAATGGAAGCGGACAGCTTATCAAGGCTGTTGACGACCTTTGTCACGTTGCCCTTTGTCCGCAAATTAGAAATGGCGGTAGCGAGCTTGTCGATATTAAGCTCTGCGCCCTGCGATTCCGCAGAGATTTCTACGGATAAGCTCGTAATATCAACATCAGCCATCGCTACCACCATCACTTTCCATCATAGAGAACATCATTCTCTTGATTCGCTCCTGCGCTTCAACTGCGCGTTGGTATTCATACTCGTCTTTCTCCTTTTGAGTAAGGGGAATCGGTCTATCCATGTACTTGATGGGGCTAGACCCTTTTTTTCGGAACATATTGCCAACCGTAGAGGAAAGCGCAGATGCCATGTAAAAACCGTTTCTCCATGCTTCTGCATTGGCTCTGCGTTCTCGCAGCTCCTCTGCGTCACGGTATACCTTAGCCAGCCAGACATCGCCGTACCAGAACTGGTCGTAGGTCATGCCGATGGAGATGTAATAGGCTTCTACATCGTGGAACAGCTTGGAGAAGGAAAACGGTTCTCCCTCTCCGTCTGATTCTTGAGATTGTGCGGTTACACAATCTCCCACGTTGCGTTTTTTGCGGTCTTGTCCTCAGTGTCAGTCGCCAGCAGAGACTTAGAAGCATCCATGAACATCTCAAGCAAAATGCCCATCAGTTCTTCCTTCTCCTCGGTATGCTGGAACATCTCGTCAACGTCCTTGCGCTTGATGCCCTTGTTCCGTGCAATGAAAGCGCCGTAGAACAGAGCACGGGAGTTGGACAGCAGATTGATCATCTGGGTGTACTGACCAATCTGAAAACCTGCACGTTCGGCGGCTTCCACGCTGTCACGGGTGAAAGTTAGTTCATAAGTGTTCTTGCCATCGGGGGAATGATAATTGATAACCTTTGCAGCCATAATAAATGCTCTCCTTTATAAATAGGGGCAGAACCAAATCCAATGTTCAGTTCTGCCCGGTTTGATTGATTCGATTTTTGCGGTTTAGCCGCCGTTGATGGTCAGCGCCTTAACGAACTTCGGCTTGGTGTGGAAAATGCAGTTGATGGTCATTTCCACAACCTCATCCACGCCAAAGCCGGACAGACCAACCTGATGCATACCCTGCCAAGTGAATCCGGAGCCGTCCTGCATCTTAATTGCATAGTACTTGTCGGGGTTCTCTTCGGCAGATTCATCGTAGCCAGCTTTCTGAACCGATTCGTAATCTTCCTTGTTGTAGTTTGCGGTAAACGCCTTAATATCGGACTGGTTAATACCAAAAATCTGCTTCTGCATCGGATCAGACAGGGTGGTGGCATCCAGAAGGTTCGGATCGGAAATCATATCCGGGACATCCTTGATGTCACACAACTTCGTCAATGCAGACTCGGTAGCACCACAATACAGGGTGGTATTCAGACCGGAGATAGCAGTACTCATAGAATGTTTACCTCCTTAGTTTCGGTAAATCATTCCGTCCTCTCCGATTGTTGCCCCATAGCTGCAATCAATCCGATAGACGGAATTGTTGTACAGCCCATTCAACGGGGCAAACGATTTGCGATAGAACTTTTTGGGTTCGAGAACAGAATCCACGATTCCAACAATAAAGCGTGCTTCTGCACTGCGCCCGGGGTTCTTGTTAGAGTAGACACGCACACGCAGGGAAACGGCGGCGTACTTGCTGTGATCGGCAGAATCAAGATGCACAGGCAAATTGTTATTTTCCTCTATCTGCACACACGGAAACCTCTTAACAGGGCTGTCACTAATTTCGCTAGTAACGAAGATACCGGGAACTTGCTTTCGCAGTTCCTTAGCAACAGCCGTGTAGATGGAATTGAAATAATCAATCAACTATTCCAAACCTCCCTCCACGTTGCTTCAACTTGAGAAGCCATTTCTTCAACAGCTCCCCACATAGCCATAGCTGGTTCGTTACCGCTGGTGTAATTCAACCGTCCCTTGACGGGAACGGTATCCACATAGGTTCCGGCATTACCGGGGTCACCGTAGTAGTACCAACGTCTGCCAGCACCTTTGCCTTGACCATAGGAGCCATGCGCACCAACACCGGGCGGCAGTTCGCCGCCATATCCGTTGTGATGCGCACCGGTACCAAACTCGATAAAGGCGACTGACTTGCCCTCTGCAATGATGGTGCAAATGTTTCCGTTCTGCTCAACACGACAAGAGACATCGTTGCTACCGGCATATTCTGCATTTGCAAAGCGAACTTTCGCCACATCAAGCCCTTTGTCAGCCAACGACTTTGCAAACTTTTGCGCCTTTTTGTTCAGGGCGGTCTTGTACTCCTGTATCTGACGTTCCGCATCACGAAGTCCGGCATCGCTCAGTCTCACTTTAATTTTCACTTGCAGCCACCTCTTTCAGCGCATACAGCGTGTCTGTAATATGCTCTGCGACCTTGACCACAGTGTAATTGAAGGGCTTTGAAACGTCCGTTTGAAACCAGACGTGTGTACCTTCGTAAAGCGGTGTGTTGCGCTTTTTGCTCGACGAACTGACAACGTAGCTGTAATCCGTGAACGCTCCAAAAGGGTTTGCTTCCGCAGAACCAGTAGGCGGGCTGACATTCAGCATCAGCTTTGCGGGGTCGCTCCACGATTCGTATGCGGATTCGCCAGTCTCATTTCCCCACTCGTCCACAACAGGCGTTTTCTCGCCGATAGGGTTTGAATACCAAAGCGGGCGCTTGTCCAGAGGGCTTCCATTGAACATCAGCCGATAACACCTACTCTCGGAACTACTTCGTTCAGCAGGGACTGCGCTACATCGGACGATTCCCACACACGAGTAATGCCATTATTGGTATAGCTCGTCTGTCCGTTTGCGCCGATGTGGTTGTACAGTTCCGCTGCAATGCGTATCTGCAACGACTGATACTGCAAAGGCAGCTCGTCCGGTCTGTTGCCGAAGGGGTAGCCCTGTGCAAATATCTTGTCTTTGGCGAAATCAAGCAGCAGGTCGAAGAGTGGGTAGTCCTCGTCCGTGACTTCACGGTCAAGTGCAGGAGCAATGTACTGTCCCAGCTTGACTGCCGCTTCGGAATACTGGTCTCCCATGCTGCCTTCCTCCTTTCGCCTCAGGTTTTCTTTTCATCTGCCTGCTTTTCAATGCACTCGCCATCTTTTCCAAGAAGACAATACTTGCAGAACTCGTTATTATCACCCTTGAGATTACATACTCGCTTGCGTTTACGAGCCTGATTCATGGCGTTTGCGGAAGCGGCAATAATGCCGCACATAGGTACAGGCATGATGTTTCTCCTTAGTAAGCCTTGATGCAGTACACAGCGTCCATGCGCTCAAAGGACGGCAGGACGATTTCGGAAGCGTAGACGTTGGCATTAACCGGATGAACGGTCAGCTCGGTGGTGATGGCAACGCCGGTGTTCACGATGGACACGGATGCACCAGACTGGCCAGACAGCAGGTCGGCTTCCTCAGGAGTAGTGCCGTACCAGACATTGCCCAGCGCGCCAGCGGGGGTGATAACCACCATGCCGTCAGGCAGATACTTCTCGCTTGCACTGTACTGGTCTGCCTTGAACATCTTGTCGTACAGATGAATCTTCAGACCGGTTGCAGATTCGATAATCTGCCGTGCTTCAGCGTCCAGCAGAACGGCGTTTGCCTTTGCGGTGACGGTCATGAACCGGTTCTTCACCTCATCCGCAGCAATCATGTTGCGGAAGGTAGAGGTGTTCATGTACACCTCAGTCACGACTTCGCCCACGCTTGCCAGAATAGCGTCCTTTGCGGCGTTCAGGTCTGCAATGGGAGTTGCGGTGGCAGCAGACCACTTAGACTTGGCGACACCACTGATATCCTTAAAGTTGGTGGATTTCCAGCCGCCGTCTGGGTCGTAGTTGTAGGTGTAGTTCACGCCGTTTGCCTTGATGGTGATGCCGGGAACGCCATTGGCGGGAGCCAGCAGCTGCCAGATCATGCGCTCAGGTACGATACGTGCGCCAGTGATAAGCTGTGCGGTGTCATCGTACAGGCGGTTCATCACGTCACGAGCGTAAGGGTCGTTGCTGTCCAGAACACGCAGGATTTCCTGACGGTCTTTCTCGCCCAGATGGTAGCCCTCACGGAAGAACGGCATCTCAGTCTCATCGAACTTGAAGCCCTCACGAGTGCGGAACGTAGCCTTTGCGTCAAATGCGCTGGGCATCAGGGATACGCCAACGCCCTTGTGGCCACGCAGCCACTTCAGGTCGAGACCAGCCTTCTTCTTTGCGGGGAACAGTGCGTCAGATGCAAAAGGCATCGCATTGGTAGGGTCATTCGTCCAATAGGCGGCAATCGCAGCCGGGGCAAAGACTTCCTTAAGATTCAGTGCCATGTTGTTTTACCTCCTATTAAGCGTTCACGCTGATGTTGTCACGGCAGAAGATGCCGGGGACGGCGGTCTTGAGTGCCTTGATTGCGTCAGCGTCAAAGGTGAAGCCAGAACTTGCAGCTGCTTTCTTGGTGTCGATAACGCCACGAATCAGCAGAGAAGCGTTGGGGTTCTCGTTCGGGTCAACGTCATACAGCAAAATGCCATCAGCGTTGATGGTCTTTGCGCCAGTGTCACCGGACGCGGTAGCTTTCGCGCCAGCCAGCGTCATGGGATAACCGGCCTTTACCACGTCAGTACCAGCAACGGTAAAGGGGATGGCGGTATAGTCATTGGAAGCAAGGATGGTATCGTTGATTCCGTTGACCGTGTTTCGGGTAAACTTCATGTTTTCCTCCTTGTTAATGGAAAGCACTCATTGCGTCACTCGATGCCTTAGAAGTATTTGCGTTCTGCTGTGCAAGGCTCTTAGCAAACGCCACGCCTTCGCTATCAGAACCGCCCTTGCCATCCGCGCCCGGAGGTGTGGGCATATCCTTCAGCAGAGAAGCCTTGTAAGCGGTGTCGTGGGCGATCATAAACTCCGACTGGAACTTAAACACCTTGTCCACGTCGCCGTCAGCCAGTGCAGATGCAGCCTTGCCAGCCAGTTCAGCATCATAACCCTGTGCAACAAACTTCTCACGGTAAGATGCAAAAGTTTTTTCCTTGATGAGGTTTTCCTTGTCGGCAGTCAGGGCTTCAATCTGCTTTTGCATCTCTGCCAGCTTGTCAGCCTGTTCCTGTGCGGCGTTCTCGTCATCGGTACGCTTTGCCTTGAGCTGCTTCTTATACTCGGCAGCTTCGCCATTGGCTTTCGTCACGGCGTTGCGCAGCTTCTCAACTTCTGCGTTAGGGTCTGCAACCTTTTCAAGCGCAGAAATGATTTCATCGGCGGTCATGCCCTCTTTGTAGGCATCACCAAGCAACACATTGAGTTTCATATCGTTAATTTCCTCCTGCGTTTTTTTACCGTTGCTTCCCTGCAACGCTGCGAAATTTGTATCCCGGCTTCCCTGCCGGAATATATCAGCCCGCTTACGCGGATTGATTTTTAGTCGATTAGTTCCCCTGCGCCGTTGTAAACCAGTTCTTCTTTCGCAGCATCAGGAGCGGCGAAAACGGTCGGGACAAGATAGACTGGAACGCCATACAACTTTGCAGCATCAATTTCTACAGTACAGCCGTTATACTGAAAGGCATTATCGCCGCAAATGCCGATAAAATAATCAGCCTGTGCGAGAAGTTCGATGCTCTTTCCAAGATACCAAAGTCCTTCAGTTCTGCACTTAGGCGGGTTATCTTCGATATAGGTCGGGATAACCTCAAGACTTTCACCGTACACTGCTTCGGCAATCTTGTGCAAACGGTCAAACGTCATCCGAATATTTTCTTCCGACCGATTCTTCATCGGGCAAGAAATAAACAGCTTCTTCATTTTTGCTCTCCTTCCTTTGCATTAGTCTGTTCGCCAACCATTTTGCCGGGGTTGGCAATATGGTCAGTCGGCTGTTCCTGCGGCTTCGGTGCCTTTCCGTCCTCTCCCAACTTGCCAGCGGCAATCAGGAAGGGCTTGCTCATTTCGTAAGCAGCCTGCGGGTCAGGGAACAGACCGGGCGTTGTGAATGCCAACTGCGGGTCAATGCTCTGACTAAGCATCTGTGCAAAAATCTGAACCTTGCTTTGCTGGTTATCATACTGGCGGCGTGGCAACTTGATATTGATGTCGCTTGCCATTAGCTTAGAACCAGCCGTATCACGCAGAATTTTGAGCATCACAGACAGGCTTTGGCGTTCCGCAAACTTGAACATATTCTCATACTGCTGCGCCCTTGCTTCTGTGTGATTCCAGCCGTTTCGGACAATAACTGCGCCCACGTTGTCAGACGTTGCATTTTCGCTACCAGTTGCACTAGGCATGGCAGTCAGGCTGCGGTACACGTTCAACATGGAATCAAGCAGGGTCTGGCTCTGCTGCTGGTCAAGCTCGTTTGCAATCTGTGAGACAGAAGCAGGCAGACCAGCGGTGGACTTCAGACACATTGCGCCAAGTTCTTTTACTTGGTCGAGAGCATCCTTGTCCACAAGGCAGTTGGTAAACACCATGATGGACTGGATGAACTGCGCCACACCGTCCAGCCGGTTGCTTTCAAGGTCGTTGATGGCATCCAACACAGGGATAGCGGGTTCAAACAGACCCATACGCTCCGGGTTGAGCTTATATTCGACCATCGGCAACATTCCCAGAGAATGATTCTCCAATTTTGTGACCTTGCCGTTGTCGATTTCAAAGTACTGGTTTGGCGTGTATACGCAAATCAGGTCGTTCAGGTCATTCTGATAATTGCGTGGGATGTGCAGCACGTTGGCAATGGGCTTATGCCCGATGCCGGAGTTGTAAATCACATACGCCATGTCTGGGTCTGGAACATCCACCAGCAGGGGTGTTTCGTCCGGATAGTTGCCGCTGTACCCCTTGTCAGGAAGAACAATGCGGTATCCCTGTCCACACTCCAACATCCACTGCCAGAGCCGCCGATCAAGCGCGTCCTTGCCCTCATACTGCAAGGCATTAGACAGCCGAGCGATTTCCTCGCCGTCACCCGTTGCCGTTTCAGACCGCACATAAGAGCACGGTGTGCCACTCATATATCCTGTGTAGAAGCCCACGCACTCGTTGGCGTGGTTCTCTACAATGCGGTTGGTGATTTCAGCGTGGTATTCCTTCGTGCGATGGAGGACAGGCTGGCTACCCAAGTAGTAGTTGTGCAGAAAGCGAATCTCATTCTTGTTCAGCAGATGAATAGGCTCTGCCTTGCCCGTGACCACTTTCAGCACGTTTGTCTGATTGATTTCCGTCTCCGGCGTTTCAATTGGTCTACGTCCAGTCAGCGGATCATTCAAAAAGCCGTCAACAACCATCTGATACTTAGCCATGTGTTCCTCCTTTCCGGCAAAATAAAAAGCGCAGCAAGACAAACCTGTTAAGGTCTATCTCACTGCGCTTACAACTGCGCTTCAAAAGCTATTCAGTTCTTAAACTTTGGTACGGAAACCCATGTTTCTTTCGGAAGGTTGGAATCTCCAATTGTAATCCAATGGCAAAGAGGGCACAGAAGGGAGAACTTGCCTTCTACTTCGCCAAGATAACGTCCGCAATCACACGGATTGCCGTTTGCGTCTTTTTTAGGACGCTTGCATCTGACTTTTGCTACCATCTGTGCTCCTTTCGTTGAATTTCTGGGAACAGGCTGTTGAGCACAGACCTGTCAGAAGCTACTGGGAAACTGTTCGCACTTCCAGCCGTGCTATTCTTCGCCCGAAGAAAACCATTGCAGCCTTTACATTCAGTTGTCGGACAGACGTAAACGGGTCAGCTGCAATTTTGGTGCTGCCAGTTGGATTTGAACCAACGCCCACACCGCATTAACTTCTGCGCTGGCTAAACGCAGAGCCATGGGTGGTGTGTATCGCCAATGTTACCTTGCATGTATCAGATGCAAAGCGCTCTAGCCCACTAAGCTATGGCAGCATATCGTAATGTGTCCACAATGGGCACCCCGCCAAGTGGATGTGATGTCTTGTTAGTCATGCGCCGCCCCCTCACAGGGTACGCAGCTGGCATTCCCGGCAGGGACCGAGCCTGCAGCCTCTGGTTTTGGAGACCAGTGCTCTACCAATTGAGCTACGGGAACATATCATGCCGCGTGCAGGAATCGAACCTGCAACGATCCGGTTATGAGCCGGATGCTCTAGCCTGACCGAGCTAATGCAACATAGAAACCCGGCTTGATTGGTTAACCGCTGTTCTTTGCAATGTCATGCCTAAACATCGCATCGAGAGCCGGGAATAGCGGTGGAGGTTTTGGAGAATAAGTCCATGCAAAGCTAGGTAGTTGGTTGTGCTGCGTAACGGAATCGAACCGTTGCTTGCCAGCCGTGGGGGAGACAGGCTGGCATTCCCCTTACAATTGGAAACGCAACATATAAAGCCCGGTGAAGGCGAAAGAGTGAGAAAACCTCCACCGGTGAAAGGAGGAATATGCTCGTTGACACGCAAGCGAGTAAAAATGACAAAACCTCGCTGCGCCGGGATATTCCTTAGAGGAAGCTGCAAAACTTCCTGCGTACATTATAAGCCTTGTCAAGTGGTGAAATCAAATAAATAGACCCAGCGAACACAATATATTGTGTTTTTAATCAAAAAGGCCTCTTGACAGGCTCAATTTTACTGATTCCGTTATACAGTTCATCGGCAAGCTGTGCCAGACTATCCGGTGCATCATCGTGCGAAACTTTGCCAAGCTGCGTAAACATCGTCACCTGTTCCATGAACGCCTTGTACTCTTTCGACTGGTGTTTCTCGTCAAGAAAGTAAAACCGCTTGATGTCCGGCGCATACTGGATGATTCTGGACAGCTTGCTTTGACCGCTGGGCGCACGTTGGCTGCGAACAGAGCAGTGATAGCCCTGCTGCCGGAGCATACTGTCTATACTATCGCAGTATTCATCGCCACCATTATTAGCTTCACCTCTGTATGTGTTCAATTTATGTTGAATAATTTTTCCGACCGTTTCAGGCTTGGTAACGGTTTTATCGCCATTATTGAAAACAACATCGGGAATAAACACAGAGCCATTATAAACATAGGCGATGGGGCCGGATGTAAAATCGCCGCCGCCCCAAGCAATATCTTCGACCATGAGCTTGCGATCAGGCTCACCGTCAGGCAGAACGCCGTTGAAATACCGCAGTTCATCAGCAGGGAACAGCAGACCTTCACGCACATAGGGCTTGCCCATGTACTTTGCCCACCATGTTGCATCGTCAATGCTGGCTTTCATATCGGCATAATAGGCATCGTCAAATCCAACACCGTAGTCATAGTTGAAGTTGCTGTGTCCGTTCTCGTCTACAGCGGGAATCACCCGGAATCTGTACTTCGGGTTGTCTGCATACTGGCTTTGGATGCGTCCCAGAGGGTCAAGCACATTCCAACGTGTACCGACCATCAATTCCAATGCGCCCTGCTTTTTTCGGTCTTTCAACTGGTTTAAGTAGGCATCGTACTTGTTGTTTAGACGCTCAATGTTCAGGCTTTCCTCCAAGTCCTCGATCAAGTCATCGCTGTACAGAACGCCGCCCTCACCAACTTCAACAGCACCAGTCAGCGTACCGCCGATGGAACGACAGGTCAGGGTGGGGAAACGCTTTTTTCGGTTCAGGTCAACGCTTTCGTCCTTTGCGCTCTTATCCACAAGCTGAACGTCAGGGAAGATTTTGCCCCAGTTGTAGGTAACAGGGTCAGTAATGATGGACAGTACTTCGCCGTAGAAGCCGTTGGTCAGCTTGTCGGAGTGTCCGCTCATTACCGATGCGACGTCCGGGCGGTTACCCATCAGCCATGTGATGAAAAATATACAGAGAGTACTTTTTCCCGTACGAGGAGGCTGACTAACCCCAAGAAATTCTACACGGTGGAAAAACAAGTCCTCTAGGTCACAAACCAGCGTCAAAAGCGCCTTTCTTCGTGGCTGATAGAACTTCTTCTCTGGCGCACGATTCCATTCAAGGTAGATGCAATAGCTGTCAAAAACGTCCTTTGCTTCAAACAGGTACGTCCGGCTGATAATGTCATAGACCTTCGCCACGTCCTCGCCTGTTTTCATCTTGCCCATCATGGCTGCGCAGACAGAGCGCAGCTCACCAGAGTATTTGTAGGCATCGAACCGCTTGTCTTGCGGCAGTGCGTCTCTCAGGTTCACGACCGCCTGAAACCAGTCCTCGTAGACCTGTGCTTCTGTCGGATTCTGCTTTGCATACGTTTTGATGCTGTCAATGATGGCAATACACTGTTTTGGCTGCATAAAAAATAGGCACCCCCTACCTGAAAATGTAAAGAGTGCCTACAACTGCACAAAAATCAAATATTCGGTTTTATAATTTTATTTCAGAAAATTATTTGCTAAAATCCACCTTAATAAATGGGTCGCTCAGTTTATTTGACTTCTTTTGCAAGCTGGCTGAGCCTGCGTTTCAGCTCGTCCGCATCGTAGTACAAAGCGTCCGCGATGGCATTGAGAATATCCGGCTTGTTGGTGTAATCACACAACGTTTCAATGAGCTTCAAGCTTTGATCTGACAATTTTGCGGTTTTCATGTCGTTTTCCTTTCGGTTTTATTCTCCCGCTTTGAAATTGTAAATGGGCTTAATGTGTTTTACAATATCAACTGTTGGGGAGATTGCGTTGATAATCTCCTGTGCTGGCTTATATGCCATCGGGCATTCATCTAACGTGGATTCATCGGCTGAGGTAGTGTAAATTCCGTTCATCTGCTTTTGATATTCTTCAACGCTGAATGCTTTTTTAGCCGCTGTTCTACTATACAGCCTACCAGCTCCATGCGGAGCAGAGAAATTCCAATCAGGATTGCCCTTGCCAACACAGATAAGGCTTCCGTCTCTCATATTAAGAGGAATAATCAGCTTCTCACCATCTCTAGCGGATACAGAGCCTTTTCGGATAATATCATCCGATTCATCAATATAGTTATGAACGGTTTCAAAGAAGGACGCATGGGTCAGTATAGAATTTATTCCAACGCCGTCTAAAATGGTATGCATAATTCTTGCCCGATTCATTTTCGCAAATGCCTGACAAATCCGCATATCGTTAAGGTAAGAATCACGTTCTTTCCCTTCAAGATAGCAAAGCTCATTCGGAATATCGGGGAACTGAACATCCAGCTCTTTGATTTTTTTCGAAATTTCCTGTTCACGGCCTTGCTTTTTCAGTTCCTCAATCAGTCGTTCCGTAGCTTCTTTTCTTTTGTTCTTTCCTTTGATATTAGAAATTGCTACGTTTTGATGATATTCTGCAACTTGTTTACCGAGATTCCTGCTTCCAGTATGGATAACAAGGTACTGGTTTTTTTCTTCATCTTCGTCCAGCTCGATAAAATGGTTTCCGCCACCCAAAGTACCCATGCTACGAAGAATCCAGTCAACATTATGCAGGCTATCTTTACAGTCAAGTTGGTTAAGAAAGGCTCCCGACATTTTCTGCGATTCGTGAACGTTCATTCCAGCCGGGACTCGTTCTCTGATTACTTTATCCAACTTTTCCGGGTCGATATGTTCAATTCCGAGTTCAGCAACAAGCATTCCGCAGCCAATGTCAACGCCGACAATATTGGGAATGACCTTCTTGCCCAAGTTTGCCGTGAATCCAATGACGCATCCAGAGCCAGCATGAACATCTGGCATAATGCGAATCTTGCATCCGTTAACAAAACTCTGATTGCAAAGCGTCAAAATCTGCTCTGATGCCTTATCTTCAATATTGTCCGTGAAAACTTTTGCAGAAGAATATTTTCCATTAATCGTTTTCAATGTATTCTCCCTTCTCATTTTATTATAGGTTACGAACAATGCCACCTGTTCTGTTCAGCAATCCGATACCATGTCTGGCGGGTTACACCAAGCTGTTTTGCAGCATCGGTGACGGTCAGCAGACGTTTTTCCACCTGTTCGTGCAGAATATCAAAGAGGTTTCGGTCATACTCCGTAGGCTTGCGGCCTTCCCTGTAATCGGGGCGCTGACTGGCAATCTTCTTGCCCTCTTTGGTGCGCTCAACAATCATGTCACGTTCAAACTGGGCAAATACAAGAAACATACCTCTCATAGCCCTACTAGCAGGGGTGTTGTCCATCACGCCAAGATTCAGCACGTTCACCCGGATTCCTTTTTCAATCCATGAATCAATCAGTTCATACCCACCGACAAGGCTTCTGGCAACACGATCTAGCTTTGTCACAACGATTGTATCGCCGCTCTGGACTTCCGCTTCCAGCTTGTCCAGTTCCTTACGTTCCATTTTAGTGCCGGTATAAACCTCTTTGAAAATCTTAGTTGCACCAGCGGCCTTGAGAGCTTCTTCCTGCGATTCAAGGCTGTTGCCGTCAATCGCCTGACCAGCGGAACTGACACGAGCGTAACCGTAAATCATTCGGGTTCACCGTCCTTTTCCTCTACGACTTCATAGCAACCAGCACGAGTGAGTTTCCCATTCGCAGGTTCTACAACCAGTCTGTACCCAAAAACTTCAAGAATCTGAACCATTGTAGATAATTTCATGTCATCAGCGAGGACACGAGAAGATGCGCTGGAAATGGTTTTGTAGTCAAGCTTTTCCCGGAGATATTCGTATGTTTTATGCTGATTCTTCATTATGTCACGAAGAATTTCGCTTGAGTTCACCTTGTTATTCGTTGCGGCCATTTTTCGTTCCTCTCTTTCTTTAATGCTAGTATACGCTTTCTAGCGTAAATTGTCAAGAAAAAATAAAAAAATAAGCTATCAGCACCCACCTACCAAAGTTTAGCTGATAGCTTATCCGTTACAAAAGAAGGTGCTGCAAGCAGTCTTTCTTTCGCGGTCTATTATATCAAAAAATGTCGGTCTATGCAAGCATCTGCAGAAGCGTATAACATCTAATAAGAAAAGCTAGCGGCTAGATGTTCTCTAACCACTGGCTTTTGTTTTATGCGTTAATCTTGAATGGCAACTACTTCATAAGAGCTATAACCAGTAAATCCACTCAATGGATGAAGCTCAAATGATGCTGTTTGGCCCGAAGCAAGGCTGTCCATGATGTAAGTATACTCACCGCCAACAGGAACTTCATTGCCTTCGGTGTCTTTCATTTTGTAAAGGACAATGACCTTGACTGCGTTGCTTGTGAACTGACTGTTGTTCGTAACCTGTCCAGTGAATCGCAAATCGTAGCCAGAGCCACGCTTAGAAACATTCGTGACGGCCAGTTCGCCAGCACGGACAATCTGATTGGCAGGACTTGCTTCGTGAACATTCCAGTTCTCTGCGCTTGTCGTATACTCAATTCTTGTCGGCTTAACGCCATCAGAGTCAAAAGCGATATAATCGCCATACCAATAAGAATCACCCTCGCCAACCCAGTCCAGCGTTTCAGAACCGGTCTTTAAGACGGAGCCATCTTCGCCGTATACCGTGACATTTAGCGAAACAAAATCGACCGCCCAATCGGTGTTGGGGTTTTCAACCAATACAGCGTAGAACACATAGTATCTCGTTTTACCGTACTCGTATTTAACTTCAAGGTGACTGTGGGATTCCTTAATGTTTATTGGCTGAACTTGCGTTGCATTAGTTTCTTCCAGCTCAACGGGAGCAGACCATTCATCGGGTTTCGTTGTTGCCATTGCGCTAATAGGCATGGCAAGCATCATAGCCGCTGCTAGAGCCACCGCAATGATTCTCTTCCTCATTTTTGATTCTCCCTTTCTTTGGCAAAAATTTTATATAACGTTTGAAATACCATGTGCCATAAGATACACACCAAAAACCAAAAGAGCGGAACCGATAATGATGCCCCATATTGAGGCGGAAATCTTTTCGTTCTTTTCGCGTCTTTCTTTATTCTTGTCATTCTTTTGATTCATTGCAGATTCCTCCCTTTCAAGGCTTGCAAGGCAAGTATAGCACAGAACACAGACCCTTTGTAGGGGTCTTTTTGTTTTTGCGGCGGAATTTTTGAAATTGGCGATAGGGGTGGGGGTTATTTTTGAGCCTTTTTTATTTTTTCGGTGGTTGAAAGGCTCACCACCCCACCCCCGGCGCTGCCTGTATACCCCGTCGGTGGAGACCCCAGCCCCAGCGCGCCCGGAACGACTGCGCACGGCAGGCAACAAGGCAGACATACAAAACACGACACACGCCCAGACGCTGGACACGCTGCACCGGTCTGCACTCGATACCAGACCGCCCACGCCGGGCAGATCGCACCGGCGGCGGGGCTGGAGGACGGGCAGTGTGTCCGAAACTGTGCAAAAGCGGACAAGCCAAAACCCAAAAAATAAATACGCAAAAAAACGTAAATACCTATTGACAATTACGCAAGAAAGCGTATAATATAATCAGACGCAAGAAAGCGTAACACCTACCAAATACCGTTACAAAACAGGAGGGAAAAAAAAAACATGAAAACCACATTAAAAGATATTCGCCACTATGTTACCACCAACGCCGCAACCGACTTGACTAAAAAGAGCTTTTCGGAGATTGACGCAATTCGCGTTGCAGAATGCGGGTTTGAGACCATCGCATACAGCACAGGCCTGTATGGCTGCACCGGCGTCCTGGTAAAGGGCAACACCACCGGCAAACTGTACGCCGTCACCGCCCGCACGTCTGCGCTGTTTCAGGTTATGTGATAGGGGGGGTCAAACAATGATTACTCTTGACTTTTCCCAGTGGGCCGCCCTCTGGTACGTTGGCGGCATGATTTCCGGTGCGCTGGTTATGATCGCGTTTCTTAACAGCTAATAAGGAGGGGCAAAATGACAATTGATATTTATAAGCCGGAGCTTGCGGCAGAGTATCGCGGCAACGTTAAAGCCGCTATTAACGCCGGTGCTTATAGTATATGGGACGCGGACCGCATTACCGGCGCTTTTAATTTTGGGCACGGTACACAGGCCGATTTTGAGCGACACAAAAAAGCAAATTCCGCCTTGCATCTTTTTATGGAGGTATAAAAAAATGACGTTGTTTGAAGAAAAGGTGAACGAATACCGCGAAAACAAGCGGCTTTTGGAAGAGCTTGAAGCAATGAACGAAAGCATTAAAGCTGATATTATCGGCATGATGCAGGGTGCGCCGGAAATGGCGCAAGGTACGGTAAAGGCTATCTATAAGGACGTTCAAAGTGTCCGGTTAGATAGCAAGCTTCTCAAGACGCTGCACCCGGATGTTTACGCCGAGTGCAGCAGCAAGACCACCTACAAGCGCTTCAGCGTGGTATAAAGGGGGTTATAACATGATTGACGAAAAAAGATTTAGCTGTGCACTTGCTGCACTCGATAAAGCCGGACAGCACCAAAAAACGGCAAAAGATAAAGCATATTATGACGGTATGCTGACCATGTTGCGTATAATCGTTTCTAACGGCTGGCAAGATGACATTTTTGTGCGCCGGAGCGACAGCGGATCACACTATATTTTCGACAAAACAGCCGAAGGGCGTATTTAAGGGGAGGCGCTGCACATGATATTTTTTTGTATCCTGTTCATCTTTTGGTTTTTCTCGGCACTGTTCAAGGCGTCCAAATAAGGACGCCGGAACACACTTATATAATATGGAGGGTTACACAATGACTAACACTAATAAGGGATATGACATCAATACAGGACTGTATACCACCCGTTACTACGCACGCAAGGCCGCAACCGGTGCAGACGTTGTTGTCAAGGTTTGCGGCGGCTATACCATCATGACGGCAACAGATTATAATGTTTGGCGCCGCCAGCGCTGACGCACTTTTATATTCAACCCCGCCCCAGTCCGGCGGGGTTTTTCTTTTGCCTTGCACCTGCTGAGGGTGCAGGGCTTTTATTTTGCCTTGTTGCAATACAGCCACGCACAAGCGTTTACAGCGGCTTTTGCGCCATAAATGCAGTTATACCACCGCAACCCAAAAAGCGTTTACAGGATTTTGTAGGGGCGTTTCCGTTAATTTTACCCATTACAGCGCACACAGTATAGCAGCCACACAAGCCAGCTATGCACCGCCCGCGCCACGCTGGAGCGTATCACAGCACCGCAATGCCTCCAGCATATACCAGATACCACCGCCACGCCGGACGCTGTACAAGGCAGAGTAGTCGCCATATTATAATAAGGTATATAAGGGCGCACCGCTGCACCCTGTTATGAATCCATGCCCGGCGGTGCAGCATAGCGCAGACCATGCCAGCCCGGCGGGGCAGTCAAGCGGCAGGGGCGGCGCGGAACCGTTGACGGCTACCGCCGTATCTCTTTTCGGGCTTTCGCCCGATAGCTAATAGAGGTCAGCAATAGTCGCAGCGTTCCGGCTGGAATAGTCGTAACTTCTCCCGGCTGATAGTCGTGGAATAGTCGTAAAGTCGTCAGACGGCCAGTGTTTGAAAGTCCTATATATAGTATAATAACGAGCTATCCGCTGATAGTCGTAGAGTAATAGTCGTAGCGTTTTCTTGCGAGTTATCGTCAAATAGTCGTGTATTTTTTGTGTGAAATAGTCGTTCGCCTTTTAGGAGAATGGAGATGCGATAGTCGCTAAGCCGTCCGACATCCCACAAAATCAATAACTGTCAAGACACCTGTCAATTTTATTCTCAGACAGCCATACCAAATTCGTATACCAACAGTACTTATTATAATATACGCTTATATATCCTAGTAACTATCTGGGGATTATTCTGCTGAAATAGTCGTATCGTCAGATTTGGTCTATTCCCGCTCGATTTAATTCCCAGTAACGCACTATGGTATTCTAATCAATTCATAGCATTCTGCTAGGAATAGTCTATGCAACATTTGTACATATCAAACCGACTACAAAATAAAGTCAATTCTCCATGTGAAATAGTCGTGGAGTGTGATGGGTCAGACGCTGCTACTCTTTACAGGCTAGATGCTGTTACCGTTGAAGGTCACCCGGTCGGCGCGGTGCGCCGGACGATAGAGGGTGACGTAACGTAGAGGTCAAATAGACGGTATGCCTTTATTCAGCCAATAGAACCTGACGGTAAATGCCGGTCACGGTCTGGCCTGCTGGCTAACGGTATAGCTTTTGGAGATAGAGGGTTGTAGGGGGAAAGAACCTTTGCAAAGCATTTGGTTATCGTTTTCAGTTGTCGCAGTTGTCGCACCATTTTGGCGCGGGGGCCTCAAACAATTTATTTGTTTGAGGGGGGAGTTAGGGGGATTATAGGGGGTAATAGGGGTTGTAGGGGAAAGAGGGGGAAGAAAGGGGGGAAGATTGGATGTTTTTGCAATGTAACACCACTTTGCGCTGATAGTCGCAGCCGTTTTGTCTCATGCGCTTCGCTTTCGTCTCAATCTGCCCTGTGACTAGACGAATCTTTCTCAAATCCAGACCTTGCCGTTTTCCCCTGATAAATAACAAGAGAAAAAAGCACGGAATAGTCGCAGAGGGTAGTTTTACTACCTGACACCATTCCATGCTTTCTGATACAGTAGTTTTGTAGTCGTACGAGCTAAGATTAGATATTCTTGGCTTCTCTCGCCTTACGCAGACGCTCTGCCAGTGCTTCACGCTGCTCTTCGCTAATCTCACGAGTGACAGGCGGCCGGAACTTCACAAGACGTTTCGGCATCGAATAGGTCTTGGATTCCTTGCACCGCTTGGCAGACAGCTCCGCCATAAACTTGTATGTATCGGGGAACTGCTCACAGAGCTTGTCCAGTTTGCGAATGTAAACTGGGTCTGCCGTGTAGATTTCTGCGGTATCTTCCGCTGCGTTGAAGTTGATGATAGTCTCACGTTCGATGTTGGCAAGTGCCATAGTTGTTTTCTCCTTTGCGTTATTTCTGATTGATTTTCTTCTTGGGGCATGATTCAGGAAATTCATCGTAGCAAGCCCAGCATGGAATCGTTTTTCGACAAATCAGCCGTTCTTCCCTTTCAAGTTTTTCACGTTTTTCTCGCTCCTTGCGTTCTTTCTCGTGCCGTCTGTGTGCATTGGCAACGATTATATGAACAGCAGCCATGTTTGGAACCATAGTCTTTTCCTCCTGTATTTTGTGTAGTGAAAAATATTTATGGGGTTCAGACGGTAACTTTATCGCCCTGACCCTATTATCTGTTTTTCTTGCCTATTCTACTGTGGCGATTGGAGCGCAGAAGCGATGTTATATGCTTTTTTGTCCAATCTGCGCAATTCAAGCTTAGTCGGAAGCAAACCACGGCAAAAGTATGCACTCCCAAAAGGAGTTCCTTTTACTGGGCTATCCATGTGTTTTGGATTCATAAAATCTATTCTCTGGTCGAAACAAAGCATTTGAACGTCATTTTTGAAAATCTCAAATCTTGTTTTCCCTTGAATGCTATTTGCCGGAAGAAGTAATGCAAATGGTTTATTTAACTCGTATGCTCTACGAAGAACAGCGTCTTTTTTGCTAAACGGCGGATTTGAAGCAAGAATGTCCCATTTTTGAGGTTCGTAATCAAAAAAGTTCTGTCCATAGTCAATATGGCTATAAATCACTTTATTCCCATTGTTTTCCAAAACACTGACAAACGCAGACCATTCTTTGTCAAACGGACACCAAATAATCTTATTGTCTGGAATAAATTCTAAGAGAGGTCTTACGGCATACCTTGGCGTATACTGTTCATCTCCGTTTTTTGAACTGTCAGATTGTAAATATCCTATATTTTCTGCCACAAGTTATCACCTCACATCCATACGCATTCTTTGAACTGCTGGGTCTCCATCTGAAACGTGATGTCCAGTGACCCTACGTTGCCCTCTTTGTTCTTTTCAAGCGCAAAATGATAATGCGGCTCTGGCCGCTTTTTCGTGGTCACGTTCTGTGCCAGCAGAATGATTGCATCTGCGTCCTGTTCAATCTGTCCGCTCTCTCGCAGGTCTGCGGCAGTCGGTGGAATGCCTGTTCTTGCTGTCTCTCGATTGAGCTGTGCAAGAGCCACCACCAGCGTTCCTGTGGACTGTGCAAACTCGTGCAGCGCCATACTGATTTCCGTGACGGCACTGTATCGGTCTTTCGCTCCGGCTTGATGGATAAGCTGCAAATAGTCGATGAACACCACTTTTGCCTGCATCCTGATGGACTGCGTTCTAATCCATCCAACGCCCTTACCGGCAGCGGAGCGGACGTACAACGGATATTTCTTAATGGCTGCCAGTCGGTCAAGCTCGTCAATGCTGACAGTCTTGTTTTTGACTGTGTGTAGCGGTACGCCTAGCTGATTTGAGATAATGCGAGCATAGAGGGTATCAGGGTCTGTCTCTAGGCTGAAATACGCCACCTTACGTCCGCTTTTGGCTATTTCACAGGCAAGTTGCAGGGATAGAGCAGTTTTACCGGCAGACGGTCTGCCGCCGATCACAACGAAGTTGCCCAGCACAAGATGCAAGTTGTTGTCCAGCACTTTAAGCCCTGTGCTGATATACTCCGGCTTATCATCCAGCCTGCGGATGTAATTGTCTATGCCATCGCACATCGGGATGAAATCGCTTCCCTCGCTGTGCAGGTTGATAGCTTCGCCTAGCTGCTCATAGATGCCCGTCAAGTCTGCGTATCGGGTCGAGCCATCAACGATTTTGAAAGCAATTTCTCTGGCTCTTGACAATGCCGCCTGTTCCTTGACGACTCCAGCCCATCCAAGCATCATGTCATGGGTGACGTTGCGGATGAACTCTGCGCCAAAGGCATCTAGGCATTCGCCCATTGCTTTCTTGCAGTTATCGTACCGCCCCATGACTTCTACCGGGTTCCACTTGTCGTTGTGTTCCCAATAGCCAAGAATGGCAGCGAATGTATCACGCAATTCAGGGCAAAAATCGTCGATTTTAAGGTCTTGCAGCACATCGGCGTGTTCCGAGAACGTGAGGACTGCTCCCAGCAGGATGTATTGGGTCTGATTTTTAATATTCACCGCAGAAAGTCTCCCTCGTCAGGCAATTCAGCTATCGTCTGCTGATAGCCACCGTTCCAGTCCTTCACATTACGCATCCAGTTCCGTGCAGCAGCTTTCCAGTCTTTCATAGGCGACTTGCCGACTTTCCAGCCATTCGCCGTGAAGTGGTCAACAAACCGCTCTGCTTCCGATTCCATGTAGCCCTTCTCGGAAAAGTATTCTCTGGCTTGTTCGACAGTCGGTGCTTTGAAGCGTTTGACTTCGTTGGTATTTTTCTTTTCACATTTTTCTTTTTTATCAGATTCAGATACAGAATCAGATACAGATAAGCTACCATTCGTATCAGTTGGTATGTTTGGTATACCATTTATACCATTCGTATCCTGCGATACCATTGGTATGCTTTCGTATTTTTTATCGTTCCAACGCTTGTTTATATTTTTCTTGTTTGCTTCTCGTCTACGCTTATCACGTTCTTCCATCTTCTGCACGTTCATATCATCGAATGCCTTAACAACTTTCCAGAGCATCCGCATAGCACGGTCGTTGTCGTATGCTGGCTCAAGTCTGGTCTCAACGTATTGTGCATAGTTGCGGACAAACGCTCCAAATTCCTCGTCCGTCAATTCGTCCATCGCATGAACGTGTTCCAACAGAAGAATCATTGATGTTCTAGGCTTGTGTTCTTGCTCCATATTCAATCCTCTTTGTAGCGCTTGTTCCATGCTTCGATGGCTTTTTTCTTGCAAAATGTTGCAGAAGTGTTCACCCCGCATTTCCCGCAGACTACCCAACTAGCCATGTCAACATTGAATGGATGAATCACTTTTACAGTCGGTGGTTCCGCACCGCAGAACGGGCATCTTTTGAGTTCTTCCATTTTTAATTCTCCTCAAAACAAGCACTCAGTGTCAGATTCACGCAGCCATCCTTCGCCCGGAATGTTGACTATCTCATAATACTGCCGTGCAACGTAGATTGTTTTCTGCCCATCCTCAGCAATCAGACCGACAATAAGATAGTTGCCAGCAGCCATAAAGAACCAAGGGTTGCTCTTGTAAGTCTCGCCCTTCATCCAGTTCTTCATTTTGTTTACGGCTTTTTCAATGTCCATGTCGGGGCAGTCTGGGTTGTCGAATGCAAAGAAATCCTCAGGAAATTTAAGCTTTTTCACTTTCTAAATCCCTCTCTTGTTCTCGTGATTCGCTTATGTGCTTTGACAGGCCTT